ACAACTTCTGCTGTTTCTGTCTCTTCTGCTTTTGTAATTTCTTCGGTAACTTCTGCAACTGCCTCTGGAGCGACCACAACATCTTCAATTACGTCTGTCTTTTCAACTTGTGTTTTTGATTTTGTCATAGGTTGTACCTCCTTGTTAATCTTAGAAGTATTAATGCCTTTAGCACTATCAACTAAGAATTTTATCATGTCTGTCTTTTCATTATCCGTTTTTTCAACGAAACCTATATTTGCCATTTGTTCACCAGTAGTTGGACTTAACTCTGATTCATTTTCTGAAACCATAACAATACCTGATTCCTTATCATAAAAAACATTTTCTAAAACTGTTTCGTCACCCTTAATAATATTTACTCCGTCAACCTTTTCAACAGATACAATATTTGCAAATTGATTTGCTGGGGAATCTACAAGACTCAACTCAACCAAATCATATTGCTTAATAATTCTAATTGCTTTATCTGACTTCTCGTCAAACCCTTCATCCCACTTATTCATTCTTCCGCCAATTGAAAAACCAGTTAGTGTTCCATCTAGAACCTTTTCCCAAGTATCTTGTGCACCTTTTGAAACATATGCTGATACAAATACTCCGTTATAAAACTTCTTTGATTCTGGATCAAAATACTTGTCTGCTTTAAATGATACCATCTTGCCTACTGCTAATGGCTGATGCATTTCTCTGATGTTCCCTCGGAATTTTGCAAATGCATCCATTGATGCTTCTGCTGTTACAATGTCATCTTGCTTGTCAATATTGTCTAAAGATGCAAAGCCAGAAACGATGCGTCGCTCCTTGTCCACCTTGGTAAGTGGCATAGAAAGACGTAAATTTTCCCCATCTGAATTCCAATGGGCCTTAGATATATTGCTCACCATTATATTATAAGCCCCCTTTTATACATATATCACAATATGGACATATGAGACATTAAGGGGTTCTTCTTCCCTCTCCCTTTGGGGCTCTTCCAGCAACTGTTGAACTGCTGTCAGAATTATTATTTGTTCTTTCAGAGTCTCTTGCTCTTGTTGTGTTTGCCTCTGCTGCCGTAGTTGGCTTAAGATCTAAAACCTCATCGCCACCTTCTCTTTGTGGCATATCCAAAAGAACTCTGGCTTCGTTAGGGGTCATGATCTGATTCTTTACATATCTTTCAAGAATCTGAGACTGTGCAATTTCATCAGTCAATGTTAGTTCATTAAAAACAAACTCAAGAATATCTGTTTTTTCACGAACAATCTTGTTGATCATCTTTTCAAGTTGCCTTTGGGCTGGACGGGCTACCTGCTCCTTAAAGGTGCGATCCTGTGCAAGTGCTGCTGCAATAGATCCAGAATCGCCACCTCCAAGTTTAGACAGTGGCACTTGATGTGCTACCAGGATGTCATCACGGTTTTGTTTACGATACTCTTTAAATGAGCCGTCCTGTATGCCGTCTTCGATGGGATCCATTTTAAATTCTACCTTATTGTTTTCGCTATCACCTGGAAGTGGAATATATAGCGTTCTGTGTGACTGTCCCCTAAGATTTGTCTGTAAGAATCGGAACATCTTGTCTTCTGCGTCTCCAGAAAGTTTTGCACCCTTTAGTGTTACAACGTATCTTGGAACTGCCTTGTTTGCGAAATAGTCAATATTATATTGTGAAGCAAGGGAGTCGCCATGTAGTGAGTTAATAGCCGACATGATGTCTGGCACTCCGTAGAATGTGTTGAGAGGTGAGTACTGCTTAAAGTGAATAATCTCGTTTGGTCTAGCATCTGTTGTTAGTGGGTTTTGATTTTTTGCCCCGAAGTTGCGGAAGTAGACAATCTTGTTTCCAATAATCTGAACGTATCCATCTTTTATTCTTCGTACTCGCATTGTTGTTGATGGTATGTGTCCAACGTATCCAATTTCTCCACGAGTTGTTCTTCCTATTTCCAAGTAACCATTGCCCGTTGACTGTAGGTCTGTGTAAACCTTTTCCATTGTGGCTGTAAAAGAGTCATCGTCATTAAGAGACTCTAGCCAATCACGCATTTCAATCTTTGCTCTTTCAATTCTCTTTCTTGCCTTTTGGGTTGCTACCTTGGCATCGATTGCTGCGTGATTTGCAAATGATGTGTCGTAATAGTTTGCTAATTCATAAAGGTTCCATGGTGGAGTAATTACATCAAACATTCCGTAGCCGTTTACATAGACTAAGCCTGGATTAATTTCTTTTGACTGTGCTCCATCAATACCGCTTTTTCCAGCAAGTGCTGCAGTTGTATATTGTGTAGTTGGCTCAACCATTTTAGTTGACATTCTGCTTGTTCGTCTTTTAAAGTTTGAATCCAAACCATCTAAACTTTTTAATGTTTCCCAGTTACTATTAAATGGGTCTGACTTTAAAAATGTGTCATCTTTTTTGGGTGAGTCGTCAAGCCTAGCACGGATTTCGTATTCATCTTCTATCATAATTAATCTTCATCTCCATACTTAGCAATAGTATCTTTTGCTGCTTGGACTGCGCCAAGGTCATTTAGGGAAGGAATAAGTCCAGCCTTCAAGCGATCAACCTGCTCAGAATATTCTTCCTCAGAAACTCTCGTTAATCCTGGAACAAATACGCAGGTACCATCTCCTGGATCTCCGTAGTACATTGCAGTCTTTTTTAATTCTGCAATTCTAGAAATATCATTCTTATCTGATGGGATATTAAGCACTGAGCCATTTCCATCTGTAAACCACTTACCATCTGCCTTTTTATATACATAAAGACCCCAGTCGTAGTTCTTTTCAATGACTTGTCGTCTAACATTTTTTACAATTGGTTGACCAGTTTTTGGGTCTATTAATGAATCCATAACCATAAGTATACCATATCAAACTGGATCTACGACTACTTGGTTCCAAGTTACATCGGAATACGTTGTATATTTGTAATTTCCCAGACGCAAAACCCTATCACTATCAACTATGATTTTATTTGTTCCCGTATAACTCTTATAAACTTCTGATGGGTTTACTCCATAATAACTTGTTTCTGACAAGACTAAAACCTTATTCCAGTTAAATGAGCCCGTATTCCAGAACTTCCAGTCTAAATCTAAGCCATTCAAGACTTTTACTCTAAACCATGGCCTTACTGCCACATTCTGCACTTCTTGTAGGTTTGTTGACTGATAAAAAGATATGTTATTAAATAGCAGTGGTCCAGTCAATCTTATTGCTCCTTCAAAATATGAAAAATTTAGACTATCTGCAAACTCAATTCCCAAAAATCCCCAGTCCTCTAATGAGATAACTGGTGCTCTTACTATCTTTCCATTCCAATAGAAACCAATGCCATCTTGAACTAATCCAGTTTTTGTATCTATGGCATATATTTTTGCTCGTCTTCCACTTGGATCACAGGCAACCATATAAAACTTTATGTAAGACTCCTTACTTTCTATCTCAAAAATTTCTGTTGGGGCATATGGGAAGTAGTCACCATCAAATCTAACAGCAAGTTGTAGAGCAATAACCTTAAAACCATCTGCCCTACTTGTATTCACTGGAATCATAAGACCTCTGTTTACTAATGGATCATACTTTCCCTTTAACTGTACCCCGCTAGTTTTTGTTAAATACAAGTATGGAGATGAACCAGTATATATAGAAAATGGGTTATCTTTTTTAAAATTATAATAAATTCCAGTTTTTGTATATGGGTATATTGGTGTTCCAAATGTAGTGCCTATTGGGCTTGCATCAGACTCATTTAATGCCTGAGAAGCATAAGACAATTTTTTGATACTAACATTGTTAACTAAAGAATTTTTTACATTTACATCAATGTGCGTAACAATTGATAGGTCATTAAAGTCAACCCCTAATGGAGGATAAATAATCATGTTATCGACTACTTCATACTTTGTTGTCATCCAGTCAGTTCCTGGGATTAGAACGCCGTTTCTTTCTGGTCTTTCTATTTTAACAAAATAATCTGTTACTGCATTAGCGCCTAGTTTTGTGTACTGAAATGTAACATATGTTTTTACTAATGCGCCATCTGTATCGTATTTATAATCTTTTGATATCTTATTTTTTAAATCTTCATAATCATTATAACCTGTAAATAGATAATTGTCTAATGACTCATAAGTTCTTTGAACTGGAACTCCATACTCAGTTGCAAGATCTCCATACGTCCAATCAATTGGGTCTGTCTCTATAGCAATAGTTTTTGATGGTATTGGATAGTTTATATTAAACTGTATAAAGTCAAGATCAAAATACTGATCTCCTCTTTTATCAAAAACAGACTCTGCAAAATATGTAAGCGGTAAATTATCTTCCCAATATCCATTGGCCGAAATTGCAAGAGTATATGTTTCAAACAAAATATCTGGGCATAATGTATAACTTGCTGTGTGCTCAACCAAGTAATCTTCCTCTAATGGTATAACCCCTCCACCAGAGATTGCTCCAGGAACTAAATCTGTTAGACCACCATAAGGGGGCTGAGACGTTGTGTCATATCCACCGTCTATATCTATTCTTTGATTATTTTGATATACAAAAAAGATGTCTTCATGAAGCCTTGGAACGCCAATTGAGTTAAACAAAGTTTTTATTTTTTGAAAATTATACTTTGTTGCAAATCCAACATTATAGATTTTGCCAGTAAATGTTTTAGTGTTGTCTTTTTCTCCTCCAACATATAGCCTTAGATCTGCCAAAGATCCAAAGAACTCTGCCACTGGGTTTCCAAACAGTTCTACAAACCTTGGTATGTTAATGCCAACTTCGAAGAAATCGTTTGCGTCTAGAACCTGAGAAGAATACAGAATTTCTGAATTTCCATTAGCATTAATTACGTATTCTAGGATATTGTTTTTTACTTGTATAACAAAAGAGTTTGATTTATTTTCTTTTTCAATCTTAAAAAGTGTTTGTGGCTCTGTTGCATTTCCCTTTAACTGAAAGCACCCATAAAATGCAGAAATCGGGGTTTGTAAAAAGTCAAACTTTTCAAAGAAAAGGTGACCGTTAGTATCATTCCAAGTGCTGTTTGGTCTAAAAGAAAAATAATCTTTTGTGTCGTAGAAAAAACTTGACACATCGGCTGTTTCGTTAGCAATCTTGTTGTCTTGAAATAACTGCTTCTCTGTTTTTGATGACAAAACAACCTTGGGAAGTGGATGGTTAACTACAGCAATTGCTCTATTTGCAGTTGTAAGATTATCGCTAAAACCTTGATTCCAATTACCAGTATCTGGATATGAGTAGTTTGCTGTATAGTCTGCAAAAGAATAATCAATTGCAATAGATGTTCCACTATAGGAGGTATTTATATTTTCTGGTACTTCAACACCCTGGCCAAAAACAAATCGTCTTTTTGCAACAGCGTTAGGAACTAAGTACGGATAGATGCCAACACAATCTATGTCTATTGGAGAAATATCATCATATGCATAGAACCCTATCCAGTCTTGGTTCTTTCCATCCGAGTTTAACTCCTTTGGAAGAACTGCTACATCTTGTGAATATGAAATAGAGATTACTTCTTGACCATTAATTAACAAGGAGGCAGCATCTTTTCCAACTTTAAAATGAAGAAGCATTGGCCTTGTCCATTCACCAATATAGTTTGTTTTATATTGGTTATTAACCTTTATTCCTATTGATGGCCCATCTACATATATTCCGTCGTTTGATCCTATTGGACCAATAATCCTTTTGGTTTCGTTTGTATAAGAATTTATCCTTATCCAAGTTTCAAGAGTATATTGCTTAAATTGTCCAATCTCATTTAGCATTCCGACTCCAGGAACGATGAGAGATGGAAGGCTGTTGTTAGGATATAAGATTGTGTGTCCTGGAGTTCCATAAACTATAGGCATTCCAGCATTTTTTGCTTTAAGCATGTTGTCAGAAATTAAATAGTATCCATCCAACTCTTGAAGTCCATAGCATTTTGCAACTACTGCATCCTTTACAGATAGGGCAATGTTTTTGTCACTTATGTCTACAGGATTTATTCCAAGAGAAGTGGAAGCAAATTCTTCTGACCACTGGCCAAGTGTTAGTCCATTTATCCTAAAAACATTTTCTGAGTTGGGGGCTCCTACATAATTTATCTTAAGCATAAGCCTGATTGCTGTATTGTCTGGAGGAGCGTCAAAGGTTTCTGATATAAAAACCCAGTTACTATTTACAATTGTATCAAAATTTTTAAGATGAGTTATGATTTGATTACTTGTTTGGTCTGTATATTGGTAGCCAATTTCAAACCCAGAAACGTAGGATGTCTCTGAATAAAAATATGCACCTACAGAAAATGTCCTAAGATATTTGTTAAACTTGTTTATATCAAAAATATCTTTGCTTGTCAAAACTACAGATGCAGTTTTACTGGTTGTTTGATTTGCAGTAATTCTACCAACATAACTATTGAGAAATGGCTCACCTATAGACTCTGGGTAGTCAGCAATTGTTCCACCAACTATGTCCCAGTTTGCAGAATTAGATAAAACCCGTTTATCTTCAGAAATTAAAGAAACATAGTCTGCATTATCGTCTAATGACCACAGACCCGTGGGGTGTTCGGCAAAGACTTTTTCTGCATATAGGTTTGATGGAGTAGACATTATAAGTCTATTTTACCACAGAAGACTACTTGTTTATTTTAATTTCACAGTAGTCTGTTGTGCAGTATGCTTCACCTTGAGCCTCAAGATTATCTACACCATCGTAAATTGCAGCAAAATCAATGTGCTTCAACTTACCAATATATGACTCATACTGCTCTTGCGTAATCTGAGTATATGGTTGTTGTGGATATGTATGATTGCCCATTGGAAGAAATGAAACTGCCTTTAGTTGTCCCTCATACATGTGCAGTGCTGGAACAACATGCTTTGACTCTGTTTCCTTGTCAAATGAAAGTGTTACAGAAACACCATTATCAGACCAGTACTTTTGGGCCGTTGCAGCAAGTGCAATCTTCTCAAATAATGTAACATCTTTTTCAGATCTCGGATGACCTGACTTGATTGGGAAGTAAACGACTGATGTGTTTGCTGATACTACGTCATCTTCAATTGTGTACCC